ATAGATATGTCACCCAATCCTCTGTTGTCTTCGCCAGAAAGCCAGTTTCGCCATGCTTTACCATCTTGTACGGTGTGACATCGCTCAAAACCATCGGGGTCTTAAGCATGGAGTGCTCCAACCACTTAATATTCGACTTACACCGGTTGAATTGTGTGTCCTTGATTGGTGCAATAGCAATATCGAGGTCAAGACCATTGAGAAACTCCGGGTATTCCTCATACCCTTTCGTTCCACGGAAAGAAAACTCCCTGTTTTCGGCGCCTTCGACAAGGCACATCCCGGCATGGTAGAAATCCACTTGCGGATACTTCGCCATGATGGTCTTTACCGCCTTTTCAACCACGATTCTATCAACCATGTGCGACCCAGACCCGATCCAACCGAGCCTGATCCGTCCGTCAGTGCGCTTTTTTGGTTTTTTGAGCTTCCAAATGCTTTTGTCGATGCCGTTTGGTACGACAAACACCTTGTCATTGTACTTTTTGAGTACTTTTTTCAATTCTTCGGTCGTCGTGGTGACAGCATCACAATTTTTGAGCTGAAACTTCATGTCCTGCTCATGTGCTTTGTGATACGAATATCCAGGATGGTCTTTATCCACACTAAACGGATCGTCATCCACATCCATAACGAGTTTAGCACCGGTGAACATGGCGTTGGCCCGCACAAGAGTCATGGCCTCAACGTCTGCCATTGGGCTGAATACCCAAATGTCTGCTGCCTTCTTCAATGAGATCGCCGATTTCATAGTTCCAATACGAAATTCTCCGCGAACTACATACGCCCCTATCTTTTCTAGAGGGTTGATAATGCGATACCAGCCAATACCTCCATACTTCCCCTCACACCCAGGGCGTGCCCAGTCGTTCACGGCGCCGAAAACTCGGTATTTATTCACAGACATAGCCGTTCCCTTTCTATCTCCCAGGATTGTTCGAGGAAGTCAGTACGCTTAACCTTCGTATTCCATGAGTTTGCCCATTGCTCACACTCGTAGTAATCAGGGTGTTCCAATCCCGTCATGTCCATGTGCAGCGGAAACTTTCGGTCGTACATCTTTTTTGGGATAGCGAAGAGATACTGGTTCATGTACTTCACGGCCAAAAGGTCTGGTCGGTAAGCTACCTTGTCAATCCGGAATCCGAATTTTTCAACGTACTTTTTGAATCTAAGACCAGAGTCCATAAACATCAGATGAATCAATAATTAGGACGACAAAGCCTTTCCCTTTCATGGTCTCGATCTGGATGCAACCGCGTGGGTTGTAGTAGACAGTCGCGCCTTTCTTGATGTCTTTATTGTTTGATTCAAGCACCTTCGCCTCACGGTCAAGGTCGGTGAATTTCTGTCCATCTGCGTTTTTCTTTTCGACGAGTTTAATTTTAAGGAGAACTCGGTCTCCGACCGGCTTTAATGTTTTTGGCATAGAGTTTTATTAAGGTTATTTCCTCGATTCAGGGGAGGTTTCGAGTTCTCCCCCGAAACAACCTACCGGTGGATCACCTTGATCACCCAGCTTGCGTTGAGAACTACAGCAGCGTACGCATTGACTTTCCAAGCCATCGTTCCATACATGTTGGAAGGATTGCTGGTGTCATATTCGTTCGCTTTCTTGATGATGAGGTAATCCCCACCCTGTCCAGCGATAGATACTTCGGCTACAGCACCTTTACCGGCGAGAATCTCCCAGTAACCAGTGTTTGAAGCGCCGAGACCTACTGTTGCAGAGGAATATCCGTTGTTCGTAGGAACAACGTCAAATCCCATCAAGTTGCCAATAACGCCCTTCTTTACCAACTCGGCATTTTCAGCTCCGTTGTAAATGTTGACGTTAACCCAGTTACCAGTGGTGGTGTCACCCTGGAGCTGGTAGCGGCCTGTAGGAGTAACGATGGCGCGGTACATTCCATTCTCGAATGTAGGAGCAGCGTTTTCAAACAGGGTCTTGTTAGCAATTCTCAATTCAGTCGCAGAGAAGGTGTCGCTCGAGTTGACATCAGTGATGTTGGTTTTTGCACCAGCATACTGAGCGGTCGCTCCGGCGATAATCACCCGGCGAAGTTCGGTGTCCATTGTGAGTCCAGCATGATACCCCAACTCCTTAGACTTCTGCGTCAGACCTGCGTCGATCGTAGAGAGTTCAAAGAGAGAAGTAATCTTCGTGGCGTACGTCCACTCAGCGACAGTCGCGGTCACGTTGGAGGCGGAGAAACCTACAGCGGTAGGATTCACGCCTTCCGTCGCGGCAGCGGTGATCACTGGGAAGTGGGTTGTACGAACGAACTGGACAGTAATACCACCGTTCTTCGGGATGGTCTTCTGTTCTGCGATGAGGCTGTACTTGCGGACCAAATCAGCGGTCTCAAGAAAGGTTGAATCGTAATGAATCTGCATTTCTTGTGACGGGGCCGAGGTCGATGTAAGCACATCACCCATACTTTTCTAACAGGCTATGTGTTCGGACCATGTGGCAAAACGGCAAGCCGTTCTGCATAAGTCATGCTCCGCAACTCTTCGAGCGTCGGTTTCCCTTTTGACGGGGCTTGACTGACACTCGTAGCCTGTGTCATTTGCTTCGTTTCAATCTTACGGTAAGCATCCTGCTGGCCTTGTGCGCGAGCGGCTCCAAAGTACTCATTGGCCAAATCCGCGAAAGGAACCTCATCTCCTGTTTTCGGGTCAAACCCAATTCCTGGAGTGATGGCTAGTTTCATCAGCTTGTCTTTGTGTGCTTCAAAACCAGGATTTGTTTTCAGAAAGTCATTAAGCTCTGCCTTCGTAGCTTCCATGGCCTTTTCTTGCGCATTTTGCTGAACGATGGCTTTGAGCTGGTTTACTTCGTCAAGAACCGGCGCGAGCGGGTTATTAGCGTAGTATTCCTGTTTCTCTTTCAATTCCTGCTGCTCAATTTGACTCAAAACTTGTTCAGGTGAAACACCATACTTTTCACTCAACTTATTAGCGAGTTGGGCTTTTTGGCTCAACTGACCGATAACCTTTTCAGATTCGGTATAAGCTTTGTAAATGTCTTCTGATGTTTTCCCTTTAAATCGTGGGTCATTATCCCAAGGGGTAGGTGCTTGTCCTGCTTCTGCCGGTTGCCCGTCGCTAACGGGGGTAGCGGTTTCTACAGGCTGGGTACTGACAGTTGCATTATCCTGAGAGGAAGTAGCGCCTTCGCCCCCTACGGGTGTAACATTTTCGGTATTATCCATATTGCGTTTTGATTGTTACATTCGGATACAATTTACATTCCGAACGGGAGTCTGTTCGACCATCTTGCGATACACAGCTCAGGGAGAGGCCGAAGCCCTACCCTCAGATGTCTACTCGTTTTCTATCTCGTATTTCAGATTTTTAATGTCCTGGTCGATTTTTTTCAGCGTATTGATAAAAAACGTCAGCCCTTGTTTTTTCCCCTTCACCGTCGCCAACTCTCTGAGCGATTCGCAATCATAGGCGTTCTTTTGCTTCTCAATTTCTTCGCGTATTGGTTTAACGAGGTATTCCTGGAATGGGAATGATTCGATTTGCGCCTTGAGCTCGAAGAGATGGTCGAGCTTTGTTTGCGCTTCTTGTCTGGTCATAGTTGTGGTTGCCCTGGGTTCAGAGCGGTCTGCATCGGCGTTCCTGGCATTTGTGGTTGCTGCATCTCTTCCATATCAGGAATCAGCTCATCAATACCATCAATTCCACGGAGTTCAAGCCATTTCTTCCCAGCTGCCAACTGATTTGCTGGCGGAAGGAGTGGGAGGAAACGGTCACACCATTCGCCGAACTGCTTCAACATCAAATCCTTATTCTTAGCGACATTGGTATCACCCTTGATTTTGATGTTGAACTTTAAGTCTCCACGTTCACGAGCAGCGATGAGCATCTGAAAGACTGTCTCGCGCGAGTAGCGTATCTTTCCGCCCGGGAGGACTTCTGCTTCAAGAGGGAATATCTTAAGTATAGGAGCATCAATCGACTGGATGTTTTCAATCTCCATTTTGAGAATGAGCCGACCAACATCAGCGAGAGCTTGCTTGAAGCGACGATTGATCAGCTCAAAACGGTTTGACGAGTAAGTCGAAGCAATTTGATCTTGGCCAAGCGTCTTGTTCGACGCAGCTCCTTGCATGAGATCATTCGCTCCAGAGGCGCGCTTGTGTTCGTCCTCAATTTTATTCATCAGTTGCACAGCACCGGTAAGAATATCTGGGAATTGAACCAGCTGCACTTTGTTGGCGATAGGCTGGCCATCAGACTTGACTTCCATCATACCACCGACTTTGACCACTGCCTGGCGCTTATCTGGGATCGAACCCTGTTCAACAATAAAAAACGGGTTATTCGTCAGAGCCACGGAATCAAGAGAACGATTCTGCATTTTTTGATACAGCTTCCCGAGTCCAAGCGTACTGTGGCCTGTACCATCTCCTTCAAAACGATCCGGGATAGCCGTCGGTTCATGTATCAATTTGACTGAAGTGATTTCGTAGTATGGGTTGGCGACATCCCGTAAAACAAGTCTTTCTTTGCCATCAACAACCGTCTGAATGCTATCACACGTCACTCGTTCATACACCTCCACTGTCCCCTGTGATGCTTTAGTGAGGTCTATACGGTCGCCTGTCACTTGCTGCGTAGAATCATATTGATTGCGCTGCATCGTCCCTTTCCCTTCGACCAGATCCCTATTAAGCCGGCCAGTCGCATCGGTGAAGTTATACGCTATGTTCTTTTTGACTTCGTCTACCGTCAAGACAGAGCGAAAAATGAGTGATGTCTGGTTCTCGATATTCGCGATGATCGGGTTGTAAAAACAATCTAGGATGTTCGGCACAGAAAAATCAGGCTCATCCTTCTCTGGTGTTTGAGTCCCGTCTTCATTGTCCTTCATGACGAAACGCCAGAAGACATTGAGAAGAGACGTCCCAAATACAACAGATTGCTTTACCCAAGCCTCAATCTTCTCGTATGCTTGTGGGATAGTCTCAAGCCGGTAATTGACAATCTCCTCAGAGACAAACGCTAGATCCTTGTCCTCTTCGCCAATCAAATCCACTTCGAGATACGGTGTACCAGAGAAAATAGACGGAACAATATAATTCGTCTCAGTCCTGAGCTTCGTGATTTTCTCCTGGCTCTTTGAACGATCTTTAGGATCATTCATCTCACCGACATACGCCTGGTATATCTCGTTGATAACTGCACGCTGGTTTTGGTTCGATCGCTGGTAATTGTCACGCTCACGGAACAGAACATCAACAATGTTCTTAGCATCGGCTACTGCCTTGAGAGCATCCTTTTGTTCTTCCATATTGGTTTTTATTGGATTGGCCTCGGCTTTCGATCTGTGATTTTTGCTCGTTGCATTGTGTTCCTTTTTATTGTTTATATTATAAAATAGTTATACAGAGGGAGTCAATCCACATAGTGTGTGCCGTATGTATCGAAGATTGGGTCTGGATTCGCTTTTGAATTATCCACTCTCCCATTGAATCCGTATCGTATAGCGTCCATCGAATTGCTCCATTCGTGGTTCGTGTCGTCCGGCTCATTGATGATGATGCCGGCACTATTCTCCATGAAAAGATAATGCAAGTATGCTTTCCATGTCTTCACACTCCGCGCAGTGACTGAAATCTTCAGCCCTTGAACAAACTGAATACCTTGATATACGCTCCCTGGGCCTTTAGTAGCCGATATTACATTGAGGCCGTAACTTCTGATCTCGTCGATTGATTTTGGCTCGGCTCCATCAGCTATGATAAGTGCTTTATCCAGATTGAGGAATATGTCTGCGATTGATTTATTCGAGAGACCTTTTTGATACGTTATCTCATCGAGTATATACCCGCCATTGTATTCATAAATCGCTATAATGACCGTTGGATCATTCGTATACCCAAAGTCCATACCAAACCGATACAAACGCGCTTCGTGCGGTATATCATCAATAAGTGCCCATCCTTTGTAGATCTTCCGTTCCAAGGTACTCGGCTCACCCAGCCATTTGTGTCGGTACAGTGCCGGACGCTTCTCTTTGTCGTCTTCAATTTCTGCTTTAATCACATCAGGAAGCCAATTGTACTTTTCAGCTATATCATAATTCGCATTGATAATGAGTGTATTTGGCCTCCCCTCATCAACCAGCCGAACATGCACTGGATCGTCTTCCATGAGGCGGTTATAGGTATAAATGATCTTACTCCCAGGCTTTCTGACGGTCGGGGTCAATACGTCAAGCGATGATTTTGAGATAGTCTGTGCTTCTTCCACCCATGCGATGTCTATTCCTTCGATAGACTTCACGCTTTGTTCATTTCTGTGTAGACCCTTAAAAATGAAGTCAGATCCATTGATTGAGTTGAGAATGCTCTTATCAGTAACCTTAAACTCTTTCAGCTCGTACTTTTGTATCAGGTCAGAAAGAAGTTGGTGGGAAGATTCAGAGATTGAGTTTTGAAATTCACGGAAGCAAGCCACTCGAGTCTCCTGCATTCTTGCCATGATAAGTAAAAAGCGAGCGACCGTATGCGACTTGAGCGAATAACGACCTCCATAGATAGCGGCTTCTCGCCAGTCATTATCAAACAGGCGCTTGTATTCTATTGGGATTTCGATTGTATTCATCAATCAATGAATTTGACGAGGATTGGTTTTTCTTTACCTTCTTCGTCTTCACCTCCTCCAATATCTTGCTTCGGGTTTCCTTCACTCATCTTCCAAATCAGCTCCTTTGGCAAGCCTTTCATAAACTCTAATTTCTCTTTGTCAGACAAGCTTTGAATGTATTTTCGTGCGAATGTCTTTAAGCTGACGGTCCCTTTTGGCTTACCGCTGGGATTTCCAGATTTTCCTGGCTGGAACAGCCACGGTCTATCACTGGATTTTGACTGATTAGCAGTTTTTTCGTCCTCTTCCATAGTTCATGCTCACATTATACCACCAGTGCCGATCTAATTTTTTATATTATACACCAAAAGTGACACATGCGTCAACCTGACGTGAGTGCTTTCACAGCTTCAACAAATCCAACACCATGAATCTTCCGGTAAACGCCTATAGCATCTGCGCTGTATCCACAAGAATAGCAGTACACGAAGTTATTCCGACAATCCATACTTGGGTGCTTGTCATTGTGGTTGATGCACTTTGCCTTCCCAGCCCTATCGACCTCTATCAGGCTTGCTATCGGGTAATCCTTCGCTCGCTCGATCATGTCAGGTGTGATGCCACCTTCCCTTGTTTTTCCTTCAAGATGACGTTTCTCCACTATATCCTTCTGCAATTTACCGACAAGTTTTCCTACTTGGTTTTCAATCATCGGTATAAGGCACGCCCCGTTTGTACCGACAAGCAAACACATCATATCAATCCTATCCTTTTTTTCATTCTTGATTCTTTTGATTTCATCTTTCAAGAATCTCACACGAGCCGTCTTCCCAAACTCAACCATCTCCGGAGATCTCGTCCATTCACGGATGCTCTTATTGACTTCGATCAGCTCCGCTGGCCTCGCTTTTTCACATTCAGCGATTACCTCCAGCTCGTCAAAATATTCCAAATCAGTCATACGTGTATAAGCCATTTTTTTATCATTTTCCTGCTTGCCACCATACTTTCAACTTCCATAGAGTACCTACACCGCTCCCCTGCATGGATAAGCCTTTCTACTCTCTCTTATTACTTTATCCCTTTTATAGGGGAAAGGGGGGAAAGTGAGAGCAAGTAGGCTTAGTAAAGGCAAAATAAGCTTGCCCTCACTTGCCCCCATTTGCTCTCATAAATTTTCAATTTGCCCTCACTTTCCCCCATACTTGCCGTCATTAGCACCTACTTTTTCACCCATCGCCATTTCTGCTCTCCATCAACCATAATTCTCCGTCTTTCAAGACCGGAAGCGCGCATTGCTAATCCAAGATTTCTTGTTATCCTCCAATCGAGACGACTTGATGATCCACCGAGAGCGCTCTCCCAAACATCTGAAAGAAGAATCCCGTCGGATAGATTGACTGATTTCTTACCCAAACTCGGATCGTACACATACGGTTCCTCTAACCATTTCCGCACCTTCTCCTCATACGGGCTCTCTTCCATGTTTTCCTCTTGTATTGCTGATGCGCATTCGGGAAACTCATGCGTGCTCTCTTTCAACACCTCGATTCGGTACAATGATTCCGCGAACAGTTGGTCGCGATTATTTTCCAACCATTCAAGATCGGAAAACCCAGCCTTCACGTCAACGGGGAAATACCTCCTATTCCCAGTCTCGTCTTTGAGCGGACGATCCTGGTTCGTCGTGAGAGTGAAGACGCATCTTCGCGGGACATCGCGCATCGTTCGTCCATACGGGTCCCGATATCGGTCCGACCTAGTCGATACTACCGACTTCATCTGCTGGGTCTCCGACGCAGAGAGCGTGTGCCCCTCGGAAAACTCGATGATCATCTTCCCTCGGAACAAAAGCGGGAAATCCTTATGGTCCGACTTCATAGTCGTCTCCGCGTACCAGTCGTTCTCCTTCTTTACGCTCTTGCACTTCCCACCGATAATCTCCATCGACGTGGTTTTCCCGATGCCTCCAAGCCCCTTTAAGATAAGGACTGAATCAAATTTTGATCCTGGCTGTGTTATTCGCAAAGCTATTCCTTTGAACCAATTCGATCCGACCGCCTTATGATATTCATTATCCTCGACCCCGTAGACGATTGAGAGCCACTGGTCGATGCGCGGCTTCCCGTCCCAGACGATCTTCCGGAGCCAATCTTCCGCGCTGTCATAGGCATTTTCATTGCAGACATCGGCGACCGCATCACGAACCGTCTCTTTCCCAATGAGCCTGAATTGGACGTAGGCGCGTTGGATGAACCGTTGGATCGGCGTGATGTCGTTGTCCTCGTCGAGTTCGTTCCAATGTTTCCCGTCGAAGCGCTCCCGCCGCATCTTCCATTTATCATACCGGAACCGCCCGGCGAACTCCGGATGGTGCGTCAGTATCACGAACACATTCTCCGTGTTCCTCGGATAAATCACCCCGTTCTTCCCTGGGATTACCGACATCGGGAATGACGCGATGTCCGGGTGCTTCGAGGCTATCTCCTTTGTATTTTCAATGAGCTTCCCGGTCTCGATGCTTTCGATAGCGTCGATCTCCCCGTCTGTGAGTTTTTCTATTTCGGTCATAGGAGGATTTATTTCTTGATTATTCCATCAAGCGTCTTTGCGGCCTTTCCCCTATTGCAATCGAAGCAGAGTGTCCATAGATTGCCCTCGATATTTTCCCCTCCGAGCGAAACGGGGTGCTTGTGATCGACTTCGAGCTTTATACCGTCGCCAGCATCTCTCCCACAGAGACGACATGCAAATTTGTCGCGAGAGAGGATGCGAAACCGTAGTGATGGGTATATGTACCGTCTTTCTTTTGACTTATATTTTCTATATATATCCATCAGATACTCATCGAGAAATACATCTTCCCCATTATCGTCGATATAACTAGGAGCACCACTGATGCATTTTTTCCATGATTCTTCGGTAAGGTGATATTTAGGGAAAGAAGGATGGAGAATAGTATCGTGGAGAGCCCACCACTCAAATGTGTTTAAGCCTGCTATTGATTCCCAATTTTTCTTCAGCCATCTGTAGAAAGGATCCTCAACGAGCTTCTCTCCGTCGAAGATGTTTAAATCTCGGTCTGATATATATTTCCCTTTCTTAAATGTCACGTCATCACGATTTTTTCGTGATACATGTTTTATTTTCAGTGCTAGATCTTCGGAGTACGCTTCTTTATCAAAATCATTCGCAAAATGATTTCCGAAATATCCTTCTCCTGCCATAAAATGTGGCAGTCCTTCCGGATAATGGTAGAAACTGTCGCACAGCGCGCAAAAAACTTCACCACGTCTCACATCTCCGTGCCGATACCATATTTCTCCTTCCATACTATTTCTCCAGTCTCCCAGCCGTGAGTTGAGGGCACGGCGGGAAGACTGGACTCAACTTATTAACTGCCTCGTTTATTCCGCTTGCTATTTCATCTATCATCAAATACTTATATCCCTTTTCTTCGGCGTGTTTTCTCAATCTGTCTTTTTGCCTTTCAAGGTTTTCTTTTTGTTTGGCGGTAGAACATCTGGCATAAATTACGGTTAGTCGTTCTTGCTTTTCTTTCTTGACTCCCATATAAGCGTCAAGGTCATCTTCTCTAAATCGTCTGTGTTCACCGCTTGTTTTGAAAGAATTTAATTTGCCGTTATTCGCCAGTGTCTTTAACGAATTTATGCTTATGCCTAGATATTTACTTGCTTCTGTTATTTTGTAAATTTTCATATTTCTATATCCACTCTATTGTTGGTTTTCCTGTATATCCTTTCTCCCAAACGAACCAAGCGAACGCCATCGTATTACTCGCTCCGTCAAACTCCTTTCCGTTTGGCAACATTTGCTGTCTTTTCTTAAAAACATATACACTTCGTAGTGGAGTTTTCTGTAAAAAGGTTGCCCGTTTTATTCCCTCAAGTGCCTGTAATTTACCAAACATTACTACTTTTCTTGTTGCGACCTTTAGTGCTCTTTCCACAAACTCTTGGAATAAATTAAATGGCGGATTTGTAACCACATTATCTACGCCAGACCATTTAGCATTATTTTCTGATAAAAAATCTGTATTAGATTGACCATAACCCCTATCAATTAAATCACTTGAATAAACTTTATACCCATACTCTTCAAGAATTTTACTGATATGTCCCTCACCACAAGCTGGTTCATAGATATTTCCAATAAAGTTTTCAACCTCAAGTAACGCCTTTGTACTTAGAGGGTTAGTTGCATAAAAGTCATTTTCCATTCTACCTCTTGCGGGATTTCCGCCTGCTAATTTTCCGCCTTGGTTCATATTTTTTATGTTTTGATGTTATCAATTCTACTTACTAAATGTTCTAAAACTTCATCATACATCGTGCTATAACCATCTTTACTGTCATAATTCATAGCCCACATACATAATTCTCTTT